ATTGTAAAGGGCACGCAGAACGCTCTGTTTGCAGATCTGCTGGACAAGCTGCAGCCCTGTCTGGAGGCGCGCGGCTATACGCCGACGGTCTACTACAACAACGTCAGTACCGACGAGCTGGCCTGCGCACAGACCATCTTTGCCGAGCGCCGGCCCTGCGGCCTCTTTTTCATCGGTGCGCACCCACAATGCTTTACCCCGGCGCTGGCGTCGCTGGGCATCCCCTGCCTGCTGCTGACGAACAACGCCGC